AGGTATTAGGAACAAATAACCAAATGGATTGCTTATGTGATCAGGATTACTATGTCCATGTACTGTCTTTTTTTCACACATATGACATCTCCCTCTACAAGGGGAAACGAAGATTTCCTTATTGAGATGTATATGTTCTCCGCAAGTATATATTTTATGTTTTTCTTCATTATCCATTACAATACAATACATAATAAAAAATACTTATATCTTTTTATTATATTTTCAAATTAGTTTGGTCCGTTTTACATTACCAAGGGTGTAAATTTTCAAAGGTACATACAATATAACTAACTATACAGTATGTGTTCTATCATATTCTTCCAACAATTCTTGCTATGAACATTTCTCTGATACCATTCATAACACGATTTTGACATTTTGGTCCATTGTTCTTTATCAATAGTTGCTATTTTCTGCTTTAATTCTTCTGGAGTTTTAACCAAAATATAATGGATATTTTCAATGAGCGGTTCCATATAAGAAGAAACCGTGACTTCTGGTGTTACAATAGGCACAGTTCCAAAAGCCATTAATTCCACTTCACGATGACATTTGGACCCGTATCCTCGTAAACAAAGACCGTACTTAGAGTCGCGCAGTTTCATCAAATACTCTTCATGACTAAATTTATGCTGTTGTCCTTTCGTACAATGATATTCAGTTAATACTGTTTCCCACGAATCGGTTGTTTTACGAAATTTCTCTTGAACACTGTTCTCAAAATTGCCTATGAAAATGCTTTCATTATTTCGCTCATCGTGGTTCAAAATACCGTGTTGTTTTAAAACTTTCTCCAAAAGCATTGGTTTTCTAGGCCAGAAAATCCATGGCTTTATATTTAGAGTTGGTATTTTACTTTTTAAATATTGTCCCTCCACATTAACATCACCATTCCCTAATAGCATTAATGAACAATTGCCAATTTCTTGATTGCACCATTCCAATGTCGGGCGGTCATAAGTTAAAATATTCGGCTCTAACCAACAGTGAATTGATTTATTGTCGTATTTTACATCTATATCTTGATTCTGAAGCTTCATTAGTAGTGGCAATTCTCTATAACTGTCGTTATTATGTCTTCCTAATCCCTGAATGGGTTGTTTGGGTATTTTTAATATCCATTTATTATGGATTACGCGATACACAATAGCTAATACCTTATACATTTTTGCTTTGGATAAATGTTGAATAATAAGATTATTGAATTGTTGAAACCGCATGTCTAAAAAATGTGTATGGACGAACTTTAATGGTTTCTTTTTATAGTATAATTTATCCGCAGAAGTAATATGACATGCTATTTGTTGTGGTGATTCTGACGACAACATTAGACGCCAACATTGTAAATTATAATTTTCACCAAATTCAAAGAAGGAATGTTTTCTTGCCAAATCTTCAATGGATGCTTGGTCAAAGTATCGCGACGATTTTGTAAACTCTATCCAATCATTTGGAACATGTTTATTTTTTGTCCATAACATACCCCCATTATAATAGCCGGTTTTATCAATATGTGTTTGAGTAATAAATTGTGGCGATACACCCAGTTCTTTTGACACATCAATATCATCAATGCAATCTGTAACAATAATGTCACTATCTAAAAAAAGAGTATCACTTACATTTTGTAAAGCATATTTAATAATATTTGCCTTTGCCATTTGAAATTCAGACCAAATACCCTTTTTTTCCATTATTTGACGATTCATACCATCATATTTATCCAATTCAACAAACCAGGTAATTTGTAATCGCGGTTGAGGTGTCATGTTGTCAACAATTTCTTTTGTTTTTGTATCACACAATATAAACATCTTTTCATTCGGATGATATACTGATAATGATAATAGCAACCCCACTAATTCGAACGCACAATTAGATGTACAAATAGAAGAAAAACTACTTGGTTTACTCATTCAATTCTACATAATCATATAACAGTATCTTTATACCTTTGAAGATTGTGTAGAATTGAATGTTTCCTGTTTATTTTTTGATGATATTTTTAAGACATCGCGATTGACTATAGTAGTGCAATTGTTACGCATTATATTAATTTTATTATTAAAATCCCTCTGATTGTTATAAATATCATTATTAATATCATATCTCGGATCTCCACCTACATTTATGCAAATATGAGTTTTTAGCGGATAGAATTTTTGTATTGCGATATATACCTCGTTTATCCAGTCGTCACAAAACCAGTTGATTATTTCCGGAGGGAAATAATATCCAAACATGTCCATATGTTTTCTAGAAACAAAACTTTGTGTAAGGAGTCTCGTATTGTTCATATCAATCGGTCCGGTCACCCCCACATTATTGTGTTGCAATTGTTTCTCTATGCATTTGTTTATCCACCCACCAGTTTTAAATTCAATGTCATCCCCACATTGAAAAAAATAATCACAATTATCATCGTACGCAGTTGTAAATAATTTATTCCACATCACTGTTAAATGCCCCTTTTTAACTCCGTCCATATATATAAACTGAATGTCCATACCTTTCATTAATGAACAAAAATTTTCCATGTATTCTTTTGTTTCACTACTATCATATACAGAATCTCCTCTATCAATTCCAATATAAAATGTATATTCATGTTCTTTGTCATATGTCAATAGAAAGGACTTCACAGTATGTTTGTATAGATACGATTCTTTAACATTTACCCAATCGCGTTTGTTAGAAGTCGATGGAATTATAAATCCAATTTTCATAATACACCAATATATTATTTATATTGGTGTATTTAAGCTTTTTACATTCTTACATAAATTTTAATCCACTTAATGTATGTCCATTTCTATCACGACCCAATTTAATACGCGACCCGTCTTCTATTATATTATGCAGAGAATATGCCTTGTCGTTATGCGGTGATTCTGATGCAAAATTATATACATTAATGTAATCAAACTCGCTTATATGTTCACTCTGCATATTAATATTTGTTAATGAATTCAGTCCGTAATGATATCCGGCTTTCGCTTTTGTATTTCTAAGTTCCTGTTTTGAAATCACCTTTTTAAAATTGTCTACAAATTGTAATATACTGCTGTCCAAAATCTTAAAAAAAACACTCCTATCTATGGTGATACCAGAAGCAATTACGCGATCATTAAGCATATTATCTTCTCCCGACCATCCCCATAAATTAGGATATCCGTTTATTTTCTCAAAATCGTGTCCAGTTATTGATACAATCCCACCTAATGCAAATGTAAATCCATAAAAATGTTTCACTTTACCAATGACGGTTTCATATGGTAACAAGTTTTTGGTATAAGGTAAAGTATCTACATCATTGAATACAAAAGTAATATTCTTGTACTCATTTGGATATTTCTGTTTCATTGCTAAAAACCCTACATTTTTCATTGCCCCGCGATTAAATGGGCGACTGTCGCATTGATGAACAAAATGAATCTCATAATCTTCTTTTTTATAATCCTCCATAATAAAATCCATATATTTGATAAAAAATTGTTTATGTTCCACTCTATCTCTATATGGAACTATAAATATTAATTTTGGAACAGGAACAATTTTATTCATTTGTCAATAATACTATTTGCATATATTTTTATTTTTACTTTTACACTAGACTATAGAATATTCAAACAACTAAGAATATTCAAACAACTAAGAATATTCAAACAACTAGGAATATTCAAACAACTAAGAATATTCAAACAACTAGGAATATTTATCTAATATTGCTTTTGGTATCAACTTGTCATGAATCGTCTCTAATTTCTTGAAACACTTGTTTATTGTGACTTCACTAATTTCACTTACTTTATTCACATCACGCTTGGAAATATTCAATTTACATATTTGCGATATAAAGTACACAATTCCTGCCGCTATACTATGTGGTGTATTCTCAGGAATCATATTTCCTTTTTGAATTCGTAGAGCAACAAATTTACAACATTTTGTCAATTCTTGATTAATGTTCAATTTACTACAATATCTATCAATGAAATCCTCCGGTTTTGTTCTACATAAACTCGTTTTGTCCTTGTTTGTCATTTCTGACTCAATCTCATTTAAAATAGTCGTCGCGTTTTTGCAACCTTTTGTCGCACTCGTATTATCCAATGTAAATATGGTTGCGATCTCCTTTGCAGTTCTCGGACAATCGTTTGTTCTACACGATATGTATATAGATGCCGCAATGATTCCATCTCTATTCAACCCCCTAAATGTTTTATGTTCGGAAATTTTTTTGTGAAACCGAAGTGCCTCATCTATAATAATCTTGGGAATCCCAGCATTGTGTGCTATAATAGTAATTCGCTGAAACTCGTCATATTGTGACTTCTCTTTATACGGCATAGACTGCCACTCCGTATATCGCCTTATTTTTCTCATCTCATATGTCGTTGACCCTTGACACAATACTTTACACCCATATGATGATTCAACCAGTAACGGATTCACTGGCATACCACACCTCGTCGGGTCTGACGCGTTGTTGTCTTCTGCTCCATAATACCTCCACTCAGCACTTTGATCCAACATATCTTTATATATCACACTACATTTAGGGTTTGAGCACGCCAAAAATCCATTTTCGGTCATTCTTACAGACGACTTACACATATCGCAATTTTCACGTTGTCCTTCTACTCTATATACACATTCAATCGGTTTTTCATTATTGAAGCTATTCTCTATCTGTGACCATAGTTCTTTTTTAGATTTTGTATGTTTTTTCTTCTTTGTTAATCGATCATTCATAGTAATATACTGATGATTTCGATATTTTGTTCTAATTCAATTTTATTTTATATTTACTTAAGATATACATATAATATGGGTGCACAACAATCGTCGTCAGAATTACCAAAAGAAAAGACACTGTCTGCTTCCATTGATTATCTAGCAGCAAATTATATATTAACGAGCAATTTTCAAGATCTGAAAAATTTAACCGACCCTACATACTGCAAAAATCTAGTACTTCTTACATCCGACGTTATAGCTAGATATCTAACCGAGAGGGATCTAGAATTTTTAAAACAACGAATGGAAGGCAGTCTTGAGAAAAATGAAATGACAACAGAAACAATTGCCTATTTTAATCGCAATAATATTGATAAAATGGATATTAAAAGCGATTTAAAAAAAAAAAGAATGTGTATTGCTGTTGCAAAGTACTATGTAAAAATATTTCACATATTCAATGCAATCGCTCATACTATTAATCCGGTGTATACATGGAAAGATAAGTTTGGTTCCACTGTTACACTTGATTATGAACATAGAAACGAAATTCCTCAAGACGTACAACCTACTATCACAAAGGCAAATTTATGCAGTTCTCGAATTAACGCGTTGATGAAAGACAAATCTGCACTAGATGTTCTCAAAAATAAACAAAAAGACACTGCAATTGATGTAAATCCAAAGTTCTGCGATTTAAATACAAGTAAGACAGGTAAGTCTAAATCTTTAGGGGATGAACCAGGAATACCAGAACTAGAAACGTTGTATTTTGATATGTATGATTACAATACCGGCAAATTTTCGTCAATGTCAGATGATATGGTTGCGCAATATAAAAAGGATGTTTCCGAGTTTTACACACTATTCACTGGTAACAAATCAGTTCCTACCGAAATAAAACGATTTAGCGATATACCTTTAAGAGATTACAATACCAGCAAACCGTGTGCCAATAATGGTGCATTCCGTAAATCATACAAAGGAACGCTAAAAGAAAAATTATTTAAGGAATACGCAGATAATGTTCAGACAATGATGACAAATACATCAGATAATCAAAAAGCATTACTTGGTATCATAGACCAGCTGTTTGCATTTGTCAAAGATCCTCAAGATCCGAATAAAAAACTTGTCGTAATTCACCCAAAATTAACAAATACAGTACTTTCTAAATTAATTGTCGACGCTAGACAACTTATTGTAAAAATGTATTCTACTTGTGAAACCGATTTTTTTAAAGGATTACAGATTTTCGAGGCTCTCGTGGAAAAACAAATTATGGATACATCCGTTGCACAGATTGAAAAATTAAAAGCAACTGTGGAAGAAACAATTAGTCTTGACAGCGTGGAAGTATCTGCAGATACCGATTCAAAGGGGGTTACCGATGGCACCATTATTGAAGAGCCTTCACAGAATCAATCACCTTTGCCATAATACTCAGTGTTATCTAGTATGTATTGTAGATAGTGTTCGATATCACACTATCTACAATTACTTGTATTCATTCTTTATGCAGTTATTCAAATACACATTTTTACTAATAGAACGAATGATTTTACTCGTTTCCTTTTCGTCATCCTCTATTTGTGTCATGGAGTTGAATACGAGACTGGTCATTCTTGACTGGAGATTATCATCTGTGTCCCACCCACTATTCGCTTCTTTCCATTTGCGAATGAGTGTTCGCTGTTTCAAGGAAAGTTCTTTTATTCCTTTCATCATATGAAGCATTTCATTGTCTCTTTCCCATTTGTCTGAATCCTTTACATAAAGTGTTTTTCTGGATGCATCTGTACAATGTATAGGACGTTCTAGTATATCTAGGTCATTGAGACCATTGACCATCATATTGGTAATTGTTTTTGTGAGACCATTTTCAATTGTATCATCATATGTTTCATTCGTAATGGGCAGTGAATGAATAAAATCAGTTAAATTCATAGCATTCTTACAATGATCATTCAAAAACATATGTATATTGAACTGGTTGTTTGTAGTGTTGTGACTATTTGTATTGACAGTATTTCCTATTTGGGGCATTATTTCCATCATTTTTTC